GGCACAGGTGAACCCCTCTCAGATCAGCCAGTAGTAGCCGGAGATGTCCACCCAGTCGGTGCCGTCGGTGCCCTGGTACCACCACAGCAGGTCACCGGTGGAGCCGTACGCGGACGTGGTGCTGTCGCCGAGGACCTCCAGGCGCCCGGCAGCGTCGGTGGTCGTACCGGCCATCGAGCAGGTGCCCGGCCACGTGCGGAGCTCGGGGGGGATGCAGTCGTTGGGGACGGAGCCGAGGTTCACCGCGTTCGGGTTGGTGATCTTCGTGGCGTCGGTCTTCTCGATGCGGCCCTTCAGCTCCACCTTGCGGCCGCCGTCCACGATCATCAGGCCGATCTCGACGTCCCCCTCCTGGAAGCCGGAGGCCAGCGTCAGCGTCAGGTCCCAGGTGGGCAGCGGCTCCCAGATCGTCACCCACGTGTCGGCGACGCTCGAGGTCTTCAGCCACATCGTGCCGTCGTTGGCCGTGACCAGGGTGTGGGCCGGGGCGGTGGCGTACTTGGTGGTGCGGTCGGCCAGGTCCGTGGCGGTCTGCCGCAGGTGCGGGTCGATGGCCTCGGCGAGCGCGGCCAGGTGCGCGGGGACGGTCGGGGACTGGCCGCCCGCGGGCACGGGGATTTCGGCGTATCCGAGGGTCGCCACAGGGGCCTCCTTCAGGTGGCGGAGAAGCGGATGGTGATCTGGCCGCCGGTGAAGGCGGCGTACTCGCTGCGGCCGTGGCCGTAGATGGCCAAGCCGCGGGCGCTGCCGGAGGCCAGGGCGGTTCGCCAGGCAGCGGGCAGGGTGGCCGTGCCCCTGGCGCCCACAGCAAGGGACAGCAGGGATTCCGGGCCGTCGCCGAGGTTGAGCTGACCTGACGGGGCGCTGGTGTGGTCGTGCAGGTACAGGCGCATGCGCACCTTGCCGTTGATGCCGGAGCCGCGGCGGCGGGTGAACTTCACCGTCATCGAGGAGACGGTCTTGCCCGCGCACGCATCTTCGATCTGCGTGCCGTAGAACCAGCCGCCCCTGCGGTCGCCCCGGCCGGTCCAGTCGCCCTGTGTGGGGCTGGAGGCGTAGTCGTCCGGGCGCCCTCGCCGCCAGGTTCCGGAGTCGGTGGGGTTGATGACGGCCGTCTTGGGCGCCTGCGTGGCCGGGGCTTCCGGCGACGTGTCGGGCACGGACGCCATCTGGGCGTAGAGAACGCCCTTTCCGGCGCTGTCCTTCTTCGCCCACAGCGTGTCCACCTGCTCGTACCCGGCGCCCGGCGATCCGGTCCCCCAGGTGAACGCGCTGATGGCGATCAGGTCCTGGGCGGCCTCCCGGGCGACCTCCGCGATGGTGTCGGCGTCGGTGTCCGCCGGGTCCTCGCCGAGGCGCCACAGGACGACCGGGACGGCTCCGCGGCGCACCGCGACGACGTCCCCGGCCTTGCGGTTGCGGTAGGCGTCCGTACAGGCGACGTCGTAGAACGGGGCGCCCAGCATGGTCAGGTGGACGGTGCCGGCGTCGGTGACGTCGGTGACGGTGGCGGAGACGGTCTGAAGGCCGCCGGCCGCCGCCTCGAGGGCGTCCAGGTCCTTGCCCAGCTTTTCGCGGATGCCCATCACAGCCTCCGTGTGCTGGTGCGGGTCTGGCAGGTCTGGGTGATCCCGCCGAGCGCGTACGGGCAGGAGTCGATGAGGTGCCGCTCCCACACGTCGTCCTCGACCTCCACCTCGACGACGTCGCCCGGCTCGAGGGCCGGATTGCAGACGGACGTGAAGGACAGCGAGGACTGGATGCCGAGGGAGTCGGCGAGGCGGGCCCGGGCGACGTCGTCGGCCTGGGCCAGGCTGGCGATCAGCGGGGAGGAGTAGCGGCCGGTGCGTACCCGTACTCCGGCCAGGCCCAGGCGCTGCGGGGCCAGGGGGTCACGGACCGGGTCGGGTCCGGCGTAGGTGAGGGAGGCGGGGTCGTCGTCCCACGCGAATGCCGGCCCCACCGGCACTGTCCCGCTGCCGCTGTCCCCCGAGACGGCCCACAGGTTCACCAGGCCCTCGGCGGTCTCCTCCTGCGAGGGCTGCGCGGTCACCAGGTGGCGGGGGATGCGCCACACCACCGGATCGGCCAGCGTCGGCACCGGCGCGAACACCATCGTGCCCTGGGCGTCCGCGTACAGCTCGGCGCCGAGGCTGGAGGCGATGCCGGTGGAGGCGCCCGCGGTGTCGGTGCCGCCCGACAGGGCCGCCCACCGGTCCTCGTCGACGACGAACGCGGGCAGCATCGTTGACGCCTTCACCCCGTCGCGCCAGGCGACCGGCGCGGTGGGCAGGGCCTCGGCGATCAGTCCCTGTGCGCAGGCCCGGGCGGTGTCCGGGCCGACGGTGCGGGCGGTGGGCAGGGCAGCGGAGCGGACGATGTCCTCGCGGCCGAGGAGGTCCAGGCTGATCCCCAGCCGGGTACGGCGCAGCCGGTCGACGGTGTAGCGGCCGGCCGGGATCCACTCGATGCCGCGGCGTGTCACCCCCAGGCCCTGGAACAGCCGGATCTCGGTGGCGACCGTGTTGATGCCGGAGCCTCCGCGGGGCGCGTCCAGCAGCTCCACGGACGCCGCGTAGCGGACCTCGGCGGTGCGGTCCGGCGTCACCGACCCGGAGCCGAACTTGGCGGGCGTCCACGTCTGTCCGCCGTCGTTGGACCACTCCGCACGCACCGGCCGGCTGGTGGCCTGCCCGAGCGCTGCCAGCGAGGCCGCGGAGATGGTCTGCATCAGCTCACCACCCCGTTCGTCGCCAGCGCCGCGTAGGTGGCGTACGACGCGGTGACGGCGTCGTAGGTGCCGAACTGCGCGGCGAGCAGGTCGTAGGACCAGCCGGGTGCCGCCATCGGCTGGCCGCTGGTGTCCGGCCGCTCGATGGGCACGATGTCGAAGGTGACGGTGTAGCCGCCCGTCGAGCTTGCCGGTGGGCTTCTCGGCGACGTCGCCGGGCACGAAGAACCGGTCCGGGACCTGGTAGCCGGGCCGAACCTGGGCGAGCAGCACCCCCGACCGGATCAGCCGGCGGAACGCGGCGATGTCGGCGGCGAGGACGTCCACCGACACGGTCTCGGACGGGGCGGCCGCCGTGTCGTAGGCGATGGCGGTGTATGGGCTTCCCGACCGTACGGCGGTGTCCATCCGGCCCGCGCTGGTGGTGCCTTGAGCGGGCATCAGCATCACCCGCATGGACAGGCCCGGCTCCTCGAGGGACTTCACCCACAGGTCCTTGGTCTCCGCGGCGGCGGGCGCGGGCACGGTGACCGCCAGGGACGTCGGCGGGCCCCAGCTGCCGTCCGCGTACAGCGGCCGCGCCGTGTACGCCACGGCCACGCCGAGCGGCGCTTCGTGGTCGTACGCCTGCCCGATGCCCTCCACGGCCCACGCCAGGTTCCCCGAGCGGACCGGGACCGCTTCGGCGGCGCCCGGGTCCTGGCGGACGATCTCGACCTTGCGGACGTCGGCGACGTCGGGGACCGGGGTGGAGGCGGTGCCGTTGTAGGACAGCACCACCCCGGCCCAGGGCGCGTCGATGACCGCTGTGAGCCAGCCCTCGGGGCTGGTGACGGTCGCTGGCGGGGTCACCAGCGGCGCGTCGGGGTCCACGATCATCGGCATGCGCTCATCCCTTCTTCCCGGACCTCTTGCTGCGGCGGACGTCGTCCAGGGCGTCGTCGACCCGGTCGGAGACGTAGCCGCGCAGCTGCGTGCCGTCCTCGAGCACCAGGTAGAGGTGCTGTCCGCTCAGGCCGGCGGGCGCGGGCTGACGGTTCGCTCCACCGGAGGTGACCGGGACGACCCCGGCAGGCACCGCCGAGGCGGCCATCTGCTCGGCGGCGGACACGATGGCCGGCCCGGAGGCGACCATCCCGGCGACCAGGCCCGCCCCGAGGTCGGCGCCGGCCTGCTCGCCCTTGCGGGACGGGGAGTGCGCGTCGATGCCCTTCTTGGAGCGGATCGCCTTCACCGCGGCGGCGCCCAGCTTGGCCATCGCGGCCTGGATCTCGGCCTCTTGCTTCAGCAGCCCGGTCAGGAATCCCCTGGAGGCTGCCGAACCGGCGTCGAACATGGCGTCGGCCATCACGCGGCCGTAGCCGGACGACAGCTTGGCGCCGCTCTTAGCGAGCGCGTTCAGCTGCTTGATCTGCCCGGCGGTCGCCCCGGACAGGACACCGGCCAGCGCACTGTCCGGGCCCATCGCGACCA